CATTTATGACATATATATAAATCATCTCCACCATCTACTATTTTCCATGTCCAACCGCAACCATCACAAACTATACTATCACCTTCTATAGATTCTTCAACCCAAGTTGTTATTTCTTCCCCTTCAAACATTGGATTAAGAATACTATATATTTCTTCTCTTTCGCTATCTGATAATTCAGATGGTAAATAGTTAAATAATAATTCTTTATCTGTTAACACTTGTCTAGCTTTAGTACCACTAACATCATTAGGTGTAATAATATTAATTGCTTCTAAATTATCACGAGTATCAGCTGCTTTAGAACGTTTATAGAAATCTTGAAAATCTTGTTCATTACCTTGTCTAGAACCTAAAAACCACTTAATATCTTCAAATGGATGATCTTTAGCATATCTATAGATTGAAGATACTGGGTTAGGTGAGGCTATAATTTCAATATTGTCTGGTAGATAGTTCTTATAGATATTCCAAATAGCTAATGATTGGTCTTGAGTGATATTTGATCTTCCACCTCCTGTTCCAACAAATATGATAAATTTATTTAGATTAGGATACATTTCTATAGCTTTTTTAACTACTTCAAAATGACCCTTAGTAGGTGGTTGAAATCCACCTCCAAATAAACCTACAGTTAATCCTTCACCTACAGAATCAACTTCAGTTAAAAAAGGTATTATAAGTGATTTAACTAATGAATTCATTATCCTAAAAATGTATTTATTTTACCTAAAACTTCATCTTTAGTTTTAGAATTTTTAATAATGTTCTGAATAGTAGGATTGTTAGGTTTTAGTAGTTTTAGTAATTCTTCGTTTTCTTTCTTCCTTACTTCAGATTGTTTTTTAATAGTAGCTAAATTTTCAACAAACCCATTAGATCTACCTTTTCTATTTAAAGGCATAAATTCATTATTTTTAGTATAGAATTGTAATGCTTTTTCTTTAAGTTTTTCTATTTCAAATGGATTTAATGGACCTAAACTTTTTATTTTTTCATTAAAATCATCTTCTACATCTTTAGGTAAGTTGATAATTTTTTCTTCAACAGCGTATGGATCGATATATTTTTTCTTTAATTCATCAAATGAAGAAGACATAGAAGTATTATCTGTTACTGTTGATATAAAATTATTACCAAATAAATTTCGATAATTATCAAAATTTTTAACAACACCATTCCATGTGTCTACTACTATTGGTGGATATAAACTTCTATCTTCACCTTTTGATTTTTCAAATCTTTTATCATTTCTGTCTAAAACTGTACTTAATGGGGCAAATAAATAAACCATCATTACTTCATACTTGTTTTCTTCTAATTTTTTCTTTAAACTTAAAACAGTATCGTAAGCGTTTGAAGTAATATCAAATATTAATATAGGATTATTTAAAGAAGCTTTAATTTCTTTATTATATTCACCTCTAGCTGTCCCCATTGCTTGACCAGCTTTAACAGCACTTTCACGATCTGATTTGAACGCAGTTTTTAAATCTAATGATACTCCTTTTTCTTTTAATTTAGCGTTAAAAAAATCATCAGGGTTAAGAGATTTAGCTTGTGGATATCTACTTTTTATATCTTCAATGAATGTACCTTTACCAACTGCAGCAGAACCAGCCATAATGATGGCTTTTTTACCATTTTGTATCTCTTTTAGTAAATCTACTAGTTTTATCATCTGCATAAATATAATAAAGAGACCTGGCTAGGCCAAGCCTCTTATCATAAATATTACAGGTCCTGTCGTTTTGCAGTAGTTCTAAATGATTCAAATACAGGTGCTGATTTAGGATTTTCAAGATCAAATAACTTACGTACAGTTTTGAATATATCTAAGTTCTCTTCAAAGGAACGTTCAGATTCATATATTTCCCATCCTTTACCTGTCATTTTTTCTTTATTAAGTTTACGTTTAGATGATTTTAACCATAACACAGCAGCGTGATCTGCTTCTAAACCATAACATTCTTTATAACATTGTTTATAAACAGCTGTTTGTAAATCATAAGTTGTTTGAAGGTGGTTAGATGTTTTAAAATCTATAATCCATAACTCACCATCTATCTCACAAACTAAATCACATGTACCAGCTACTTTTAGTTCATCTGAGAATAAATGTACTTCTGTTTCAATTAGTTTAGGATTATATGTTTCCCAAAATTCTACAAAACGTAAAAACATCATCCATACTTCAGGATTATATTGTGGGTAGCCTTGTTTATTTAAAAATGTTAATTCTGTTCCATTTAAATACTCTTCAATCATTTCATGAACTTGAGTACCTTCTTCAGCGGCTTTTTTAACAATATATTCTGAAGCATAACCTACTTTTTTAAGCCAGTCTTCAAAATGTTTACCTTTAGGATATGAACTTAAGACATAAGTTACTGATGGGTAGTAGTCTCCATTTCTTCTATAGTATCTAGAATCAGGAAGTGTAATTTGTTTATGGTCGTCTGATATTTCTAAAATTCGATCATATGAATGTTTGATTTTACTCATATTAATTGTAGTTTCTTCTCAAATAAACCTGAGAATGTTAATGGTAAAGTATTTTGGATTAAGGAGGTAAATTTTTCAAATCCCATTTCACTAGGATCTTTATCATCCATATCCACTAGGTATACTTCTTTACCTTCGTTTAATAATTCTTCACAGAATGAAAGTGCTTGTTTAATAGCATCTTTATCTAATGCTATGTATATTTTTTCTACTTTAGATGTTACTAATTTTTTCTTTAGAGCTGTTTGAATATTTTTGCCTAATAATGGGATAACATTACGTTTAATAGCTAACGCATCAAATGGTCCCTCACATAATGTAATTGGTATATTCCAGTTAATAAACAACTCAAATGGAATTATATTTCTAGATACATCTGGGTTTTTATATTTTATAGATGAATTTTTATCAAAGCTTCTAGCTGTAAAATAATTTAATACCCCATGTTCATCATATGAAGGTATTATAATACAGTTGGAGTACTTGCCGTTATCACAATAGCCTAAATTATATTTAATAATGTCATCAGATGTAATATTTCTGCGTTTTAAATAACTGATAGCGTGCTTATATTCAATGCTATTATTAGGTTCTATTAATGATTTAAATTCTGGTGGTAATTCTACTTTAGTATTAGTTATGTTTACTTCTAAATGTTCAGAAACATATTTTACTAATGATTTTACTTCAGCTATTTTATCAGCTGGGGCTGCTATTAGTTTAAATAGTTTAGTTAGACTTTTACCTCGTTTATCACAAACCCAGCAATGCCATGGGTGTTCACCTTTTTCATTTTCAGATAAATTGACTTCTAGTTTTGGTTTATGGTGATTACAAAAAGGACAGTGATAGGCATAATTACCTTTAGAGGTTTTTTTACCTATACCTAAAACAGAGTTTAATGTTGAAACTAAAGCTTGATTTACCATAGTTGTATGATAATAACAAACTATTAGAAAGCCAAATCTTTTTTAAAGTATCTAGCCTGTATATTATCGTTGTAGCTATCTTTTTCTAAAACTTCAGTTACAAATTGATATTTAGCTTCAAGGTATGATAGGTGTTTTGATGACCATGCTAATTCTAGTATTTCTCTATAGAATTTATCTTCACCTAATGATGCTACATCTTCAAGTAGTGGTTTACAACTACCCCAATATGTTTTCCAATCTGATTCAGCGTAAGTAACTTCTTTAGTTTTCTTACGACCAGGACCAGTTTGTTCAGCCATAGCTTTTTTACCTAGTTTTTTAGTTTTTTTATGTTGTAGGAATTTTTTTCCAATGTATATTTTACCATTAATAGTATTAGAGATAAGATAAACAAAACCAAATGGTGTTTTGTCACCAAAATCTTCTATGTTTTCTATCTTTTCACCTTTATATAACCAATTTACCATAATCTTATTTATCTATATTAACTAATATTGTTGTATCAGTTGTTGTACTTGTTGGAAGTGGTTGACCTAATTTAGCTACCATTAACAATTCTTGATTTTCATTATAGAATCCTACTGTTGTAACATAAGGACTAAAATATGAACTTGTTACAAAATTATAAACAGTACCTTCTGTAGAGCCTGATATTAATGATGGGTTTAAACTAAAATTAAATTCTTCAGGTCTAATAGTGCATTTATATTGTGTTTCAAATATTGTTCTTGAACTTTGGAAACTACAAGTGAATGGGGATAATGTATCATATGTGCTTACCCAATCAACTACAGGATCTGATGCATTAGTTAATTCTATTACTATTGT